TATCTTTTTTATAAAAATCTTTATTTTAGTATAGATGCAATTGGCGGAAGCACAGAATCAAAAATTGGAAATAATGTTAATAAAAATTTAATTAATTCATATGATCCAGTAGTTTATAGTATAGGTGATCAAACTATTTCTGGAGTTAAAACTTTTGCTTCTCGTCCAACAGTTAATGGCACTGGAGTTTTGTTGAGTGGAGAAGCTGCAAGTCTTCCAACAACTATAGTTTATACCACTGGAGATCAAACTATTAGTGGAGTTAAAACTTTTGTTAATTCTGGAATATTTTCTCTTTCTGGCATAACTCCTTTAGGTTTACCAAATAATCCTCTTTCAGTTGTAGGTAGCGGAAATTCTTATTTACAATTAAATATTCAAAATAGAGCAACTGGAACAACTTCCACAGCAGATTTAGTTATCACAGCAAACAATGGAACAGACACAACAAATTACATTAATATTGGCATAAATAACTCTGGGTATAATGATCCAAACTTTAGTAATGGTTCACCTTATGATGGTTATTTATTTATTAATGGTGGAAATTTAGATATTGGAACACAAACACCAAATACAGCTATAGAATTTCATGCTGGAGGAACAACAGCAAGTAAAACCATAGCAAGAATAAATGAATCTGGATTAAATATTATTAGTGGTAATTTAACAGTAAATAATACAGGAGTTCTTTTAAGTGGACAAGCTGTAGCATCAAATGGTTCGATCAATTCAATTATTAGATTAACTCAAGCAGCTTATAACATTTTATCTCCAAAGGACCCCAATACTTTTTATGTAATAGTAGGTTAAGATGTTAGATCAAATTTCTAATGTTTACGTTGGATCAAATATATCTAATAGATTATATTCGGTGAATGATTTAGTTTGGCCAAATACAACAGGAAATCTTTGGAAAGTAATTGATAATCCTTATAACAAAACAATAAGTAATTTTAATGTTACTTATATTGGTGGTGAAGTTGATATTAATTGGGGTACAGTTATTAGTGGAAATATATCTAGCGCTACAAATATAAATCATACTTTTTCTGGAATCACAAATTCAGGAATTTCAGTTCTTGCAATAAATGGAGCAAGTATTAAACAAATAAATTGTGGCACAAGTTCCCCCAGACTCAGTGGCACCATAGATCTTTCTGCTTTTCCTAATTTAACTGGTTTTACTTGTATTGGTAACGATATTACGGTCATCAATGGATATGCGAATAATGCAAATTTGAGAGGTATTCAATTTCAAACCAATAAAGTTACAGGATCCATTCCAAGCTTAAGTAGCTTGATTAATTTGCAAACTTTTACTTGCCAAGATAACCTGCTCACAGGATCCATTCCTAGTTTGAATGGATTGAGCAATTTGCAAACTTTTCGTTGCTACACAAACCGACTCACAGGATCCATTCCTAGTTTGAATGGATTGAGCAATTTGCAAACTTTCCAGTGCCAAACAAACCTGCTCAGTGGCTCCATTCCCAGCTTAAGTAGCTTGATCAATTTGCAAAATTTTAATTGCAACACAAACCAACTCACAGGATTCATTCCCAGTTTGAGTGGATTGAGTAATTTAATAGATTTTCGTTGTCATATAAATAGACTGTCAGCTTCAATTCCCAGTTTGAGTGGATTGAGTAATTTGTCAGGTTTTTATTGCTATGCAAACGACCTCACAGGATTTAATGGTGGTGTAATTTCTAACACTCTAGGCAATTTTCAAGCTCAAGATAATCTTTTAACATCTAGCACAGTAAATACAATCTTATCAACTTTTGTAGCCGCTGGGAGAACAACTGGGACCCCACAAGTGAATGGAACTTGCATATTGAATGTTGGCGGCGTTGGTAATTTTCGTCCAACAGGTCAAGGCATAACAGATGTTATAACCTTGAGAAATCGCGGGTGGACAGTAACAACAGGAACGCGATAATGATTAGACTATATTCAAATCAAAAACAACCAGATGTAGTACCAATAGTAAACGGGGTTAGTACAAATGAAACCGAATGGTGGATGATTTACGATGCAGCTACATTAGAAATTATTATACCACCACAACAATGCTCTGGTGGAACATCCAGTCCATACACAATGGTCATAGCAGATACACGAGAAGAATTAGAACAATATATCCAAGATAATGGTTTAATTCTTTCTGAATGAAGTTAATTTATTTTATAGATATATCTTATTATTTTTATTATAATATAGTGTAATCTTTTATGAAAACTATGCTATCTAAAATATTTGGCCAAAATTGGAGATCTAGCTCATCTGGAATAGCTACAGTTGTAGCAGTTTGTACATCGATAGCAATTCACTCTGATCCTTCATTAGTAGCATTTCTTCCAGACCCAGCAGAAGTTTATATTATTGGAATTTCAAAATTAGTTGCAGTTGTATCTGGTATTATTTTTGCATTAACAGTAAAAGATGCAGCAGTTACTGGCGGAACAGTAGCTCAAACAAGTGAGGCAAAAGATAGAACAAATGGAGAAAATATATGAATAAATTACAATTAGTCGCAGTTGCTCTTTTGAGCATATTTCTTGGTGCTTGTGCTACAACCAATACTGGAAAAGTTGATGTTGGAACAAGTGTTGAAAATACTCTTCCTTATGTTAAGCCAGCAGTTGTATTAGCTTGCACAGTAGTTCTTGATCAAGCAGTTTCTGGTAACGATAGAATTGAAAAAGCTAAAATGATTAATCATGTAGCAGCAATTGTTGAAGGATTAACAGTTGGAACTACTCCAACTCCAGAGCAACTTCAAAAAGCTCTTAACGATTATCTTCCAGCAGAAAAAACTCATTGGGCAAATTATGTTACTGTAATAAAAGATCTTTATGCTCAACAATTTGCAAGATTAGATGGTAATACAGCTCTTGCGATTAAGGTACTTAACGCTATTGCATCTGGATGTAAAGATGCCACAGCGAGTTATGTAGAGTAATCATGCCAACTGGAATAATTCAAGCATTACTCTCTGCAGTATCTGGAATATTCTCAGCAATTAATAATGTATTCGGCGCCAAGAATACAAAAGAAATGAAAGAGCGTCAAGAAGCTCAAAAAGAAGTTGATCATCAAAGTGAAATAGAAAAAGCTGTTAAGGAGAAAAACCTTGAAGAAATTCGCAAACGTACTAGTTCTTAATTTTCTCTTAATTGGTTGTGCAACTGTAACACCAAATAAAATAGAAGATGATAAGTCTTCTTATGATGCAACTACTCCAAAACAATACGATAAAGATAATGGTGGATTAATTTCTTTCGTGGGAGATGATGCATTAATTACAAACCAAGCGCGTGAGAGATATAATAATCTTATTGAAATGTACAAAATTAAATTTAAAAAAGAAAAAGCAATAGAATTAAAAATAGATTCTGGTATTAAAGCTTATAAAGATAATTTTAATAATAATCTTTATTTAATTGATAGCGAACATCTTGTTTATTTTGGAGTTTTAAACTCTTGGCTCAAAGAAAAAGTCCCTCAAGATAATATAATTGACAAAGTAATAGACAAGGTAAATTAATATGGGTACATTAAGAACCCAGGTTAAATTACCAAAACAAATATCTCTCATTGATTGGGATGTTACTGAAGATGGTATAGATATAAATGGAACATATAATTACATAAGTTTTCCATCTCCAATTACATCTTTTCCACTTGAAGGAAATGATATTCCTCCTGCTTTCATAAGTGAAATTGTTATTTCAAACGGATCTTTTACAGCAGCAAATGGAACATATACAAGATCTAATAGCACTGATGCTTTTACCAAAACAAGTGGTACTCCTGGTGCTATATTTTTCGGAGGAGATGCTTGGTATATTTTCTCAACTAGCATAGGGAATGTAGCAAGAAATACCTCTGATTTAGGAACTGGCACATGGAGTGCATGGGTTCCAGGAAATTCATCAGGAATTACTGCAACGTACAGTTATTCATCATCCGCAGTAACTTATAATTTATATGCTAGTGAAAATGGTAGCGAATATTCATTAATTTATTCTGGAGGAACACCAATAATTGAAGGTTATAAACATTCATCTTTAGAAAGTTATATATTTTATGATGGATCAAGATGGGCTTTATGGTTTGATGGTACTTATCAATGGGTTAATCCAAATGGAACACAAAATATTTTACCATTTAATAGTTGGGAAATTTATGTTGCTCAAGGAGCAGCTGGAAATATAGAAGTTACAAATGGTTCTACTGGAAAAAACATTTCATTTTTAGTTAAGAAAACAAATCTTGGTAAAGGTGGAGTAACTACATCCACATTAATTGCTGGATCAATTTATAATTTTAGTACAAACTCTGCACCAAATAGCAGAAACTTTAATACCATAGCAACAAATGAAAATTATTTTGATTTTCTATTAACTGAAATGGGATATGTTCCATCAGTTTTCAAAGCTTTTGTTACTTCTCAATCTGGAATAGTTATTGATTTTTCTAAACATGCAATCGTGGTTCAAGCCCAAAATAATAAACCAATTGCTCCTCTTTCTGGATTTTTTAATATGGGAAATAGAAGCATGAGAGTTTCATTAGGTTTTGCATTTGGATTGTTACTTCCAGCTAATTATTTTAAAATATATATTATTGACAGAAGGGGCTGGGATAATATATATTTAACAAATGTCAATCAATCTATTGTATATGAGAATTATAATTTTAATTTAAACCTTGGAGGAGATATACAAAATTATTGGCAATTAGATGAACCAGGTGGAGAAAGAATAGATGTAGTAAATAAAAATAATTTATTTGAAGGAGACGCTACTATTCCTAATACAGCTGGTAGAATAAATTACGCAGCAGATTTTGATGCAGTTGATAATACTAGATATTTATCGAATGATGAATTCGTTATTAATAATACTTTTTCAATTTCTTGTTGGGTTAAACTTCATTCTTATAGTGCATATGAGCAAGCTATTTGGGGAACTAACGCTTATGATCCAGTTTCATCACTTTATATAAGTAATGGTACGAATAAATTTGAATTTTATAATAATATTATAGATTTAACTTTAACAACAAATATTGTACCAGATTTAGAAACTTGGTATCATACAGTTTATATAGTTAATAGAAATCAAATGTATTTATATATCAATGGTAATCTTGCTGGAGTTTCATATACTGTTGGTACAGATTTTATAAATAATTCTAATACTGGAGGAGGATTGGCTTTATCTAGTTATTTTTATGATGGACCAGGAATACCAGGCTATCCAATAAATGCAGCAATAGATGAAGTTGGTATATGGAATCGTATGTTGAATGAATCTGAAATTAAAGCGCTTTATAATTTTGGAAATGGATTACCAGTAGAAAACTTTTATACATAAATATGTTAAGCAAAAAATCTTTAGATCTTATTCTTGAATTTGAAGTTGGTGGTGGCGAAAACTATTATAATAAATTTTTGAAAAGTCCAACTTGGCCAGAAGGTCAGAGTGGAGTTACAATTGGTGTTGGTTATGATTTAGGCTATGTAAATAAAGCAGAATTTAGTGAAGATTGGAAAGATCTTCCTAAAGAAATTTTTGATAGATTATATAAAGTAGTTGGTATCAAAGGATATAATGCAAAGAATCTTATTAGAGGATTAAAAGATATAGTTATTCCTTGGGATCTTGCATTAAAAGTATTTAATAATAAAACAGTAACAAAGTTCTGGAATTTAACAAAAGAAACTTTTCCTAATTTTGATAATCTTCCAGAAGATGCAAAAGGAGGATTAGTTAGTCTTGTATTTAATAGAGGAAACGCATTAGAAGGTGATAGACGGCGCGAAATGAAATTAATAAGAGATGGCATGGCAATAACAACTATTTTTGATCAAAAAGTGTTATCTTTTATAGCTAATCAAATAAGAAATATGAAAAGAATATGGGCTGGCGGAAGCATAGAAAAAGGTATGAGCCGAAGAAGAGACGCAGAAGCTAAATTAATAGAAGAATCAATTAAGATATAATTTATGAAAAAATCAGATAGTAAAATAGCATTTATAATATCAGTACATCCTCCACATTATCATTATGTTTATAATTACTTAGATCAATTAACTGATGAATGTGATTTATTTTTAGTTTTTTCAGATGAATTTGATTATGGAGGATTCGAACGCAAAGAAAAAATTAATAAAATTATTATGCCTAAAAATACAATTGATGGACATGAAGGAGTAATTAATTATAAAAAATTTTATGCGCTTGAACAATTAAAAGATTCTAAATATGATTATTTTATTGTATGTGATAGTGAGATAGAATTAACTGCAAATTATAATTATGAAACATTATATAATAAAGTATTTGATATTTTTAATAAAAAAATTATATTTGGTAGTGATTTTCCAGAATATGATTGGATCATGAAAGATTCCGCTGGTATATTTCCAATAAAGTATCAAGACGAAATAAAAAATATTACAAAAAACTATACTATTTATACTTTTTGGGGTGATTTACCAGTATACAAAAGAGAACACATTGATCATTTTTTTTCATTAATAAATTACAGTAAGATTAGATACGCTCAATTTGATCATATAATTTATGGTTACTATTTATGTTTATTTCATAATTTTACTATAAAATCAATATCTGATGAAACTGGTATTATAATAGACATTGCAGCTTTTAATACAACTAATATTGATATATTAAATAAATTAAAAGAAATTGGTTATAGATTTAATTGGACAATGAAAAAACAATACATAGATAATAAAGATTTTTATGATAAATATAAAACTATTATAGTATATAATATTGATAGATCAGGATTCTATTAATACAATTAAAAATAATTAAAATATATACGCTATTAGGTGTACAATTATATTGTGAACTACAATCCAGAAAAATATGGCTTTGAATTTATTGAAGCTAAAAGACCTGGTCCAAAATCTTCATCACAAACCCCATCTAAACCAAGCGAAAGAAGAAAAGGATCATCACGAAATAAACCAGGAAGCGCAGGAACAAAAAGTGATAAAGCAATCGAATTTTCTAAAAAAGTAATTGAAGCTCTTAAAAATAAAGTAAAAGAACATAATTCGAAATATAGTAAAAAAGTAACATTAAGTCAACTTAAAAAAGTATATCGTCGTGGAGCTGGGGCATTTTCATCTTCTCATAGACCAGGAAAAACTCGTGGTCAATGGGCTATGGCTAGAGTAAATATGTTTCTTAGAATGGTGAGTGGAAAACCAGTTAAAGATGCTTATCGTAAAGCTGATAGTGATATTGCTCGCGCATCAACAAAAGATTATATAATTGAAGCAAGTTTTGAACCTACTGAAGAGGATTTTCTACAAGCAGATGAAGATATTAAAGCTTTTGATTTAAATGATTTTGATTTTAATAGCGCAGAAGATCTTTATCTTGATGATGAAAAAGATAATATAGTATTAACTTATATAAATAACTATATTTAAGTGTATATTAAATATATGGAAAACAAATTCAAATTTTCTACAATATTTTCTAGTATTAAATTAAAACCAGTTGTTAGTGAAGAAAAAGATAAATATTTAGCTTTAGCATCTGCAAATGAACTCAAAAAGTTTTTACCAGATATAGATTTAAAAGCAAATATTGATTTATTACCAATTGCTTTTGATGCTTGTGTTGTAAATAGAGTAAATAAAAATGGTGATGTTATTAATGGATTAACAGCATCAGAAGTAGCTAAAAATTTTATAAATAAACCTATTAATCTTGAACACGATAGAACAAAAGTAGTAGGATGTATTGTATCTTATAATTTCAGTAAATTTGGCTCAAATGAAAGTTTAGCAGAACTAGATGTTAAAGACATGAAAGAGCCATTTAATATTACTCTTGGTGGAGTTATATGGAGAGTAGTTAGCCCTAAACTATCAGATCTTATAGAAGAAAGCAATGATCCTTCAAGCAGTGAGTATATGACAATAAGTGCTAGTTGGGAATTAGGATTTAATGATTACAATCTTGTAGTATTAAAAGGTAAAGAAAAGAATATAGAAAATGGCACATTTATCACAGATGAATCAGAAAAAGAAAAGCTATCTAATAATCTAAAAGCTTTAGGTGGAACTGGTAAAGTAAATGGTGATTCTTATATTTATAGGCAAGTTTTAGGTGAAGTTATACCATTAGGTATAGGTTTAACTACAAATCCAGCAGCAGATGTTGGTGGAGTAGTAATCAAAACAGAAGAAGATATTCCAGAAATTAAAGTCGAGGAAGATAAGGTTCAAGAAGTCGAATCTAATCAAGCCGAAAATAATATTTCACAAATATCTAATTTAGATGTAAAACAAGAGAGGATAACAAATAGAATAATTATGAAGATAAACAATATATCTGAAATTACAGACGAACTTCTTAAAGAAGTAAAAGCTTCCTCAGTAACAGATTTTATCGCTGAAGAACTTCAAAAAGTTAGCGAAAAATTCATTGCTGAAAAAGCAGAAAAAGATAATGCTATTCAAGCTGCTAATCAAAAATTCGAAACCGTTTCATCTGAGCACGAAGCTCTAAAGAAACAACTCGAAGAAGTAAATCAAAAGCTTGCTACAATCGAAGCCGAAGCAGCAGCTAAAGCTAAAGAAGAAGCATTTAATATTCGCATGGCTGGCCTTGATGAAGAATTCGATCTAGATGACGAAGATCGTCAAGTACTTGCTACAGACATTAAAGATTTAGAAGAAGAAACTTTTGCCGCTTACAAAAAGAAAATGGCAGTTCTTATGAAAGAAAAAAATAAGGCTGCTAAAAAAGCTAAGATGGCAAAAGCAGAACAATCTGTTGCAACAGAAGTAATCGCTTCTGAGCAACCAGTAACCGTTTCAGAAACAGTTTCTGAAGTAGTTGAAGATGCTATTTCCAACGGCAAAGTTGAAAAAGCATCTATACCAAACTCTTCATCTACAAGTGAAGCCACATTAAAAGAAAAATATGGCAGAGCTTTTAGTTTAGAGGAAGGTTTCATAGTAAAATAAACAAAGGAGAAATAAATCATGGCACATAATCTTAGACCATTCAGGAATTATGACGAATATGACGTCCTTAATGTTTTTACATATAGTGGAGTTGCTGAAAGTCCATCTATTGTAGTAACAAAAGGCGCATTCGTCAAAGTCGTAGCTCCAGGTTTCCAACCTGTAGCAGGAAACACATTGGGTAATCCAATTGAATCACTCGGACCAGTTGGCGCATCTTACAACAATGTTGTATCAGATCGTTACGGAGCCGTACCAAAAGTAACTCTAGCAACATCTGGTAGTGCAGTACTCGGTATGACACTACTTGATATTCGTGAACTAGACGAAAATGGTGAAAGACTCGGTTTCAATCCTCGAAAAGTTGCAGAAATGGGTGTTGTTATAAGTGGACAAGCAGTTCCAATTCTAACACGCGGTACTGTACTTTATAGTGGAGTAACTGCTACAGCAGGTCAAGTTGCACAAATCGCATTTGCTGGTCAAGGCGAACTTGTTGCATCAACAACCTTGCTCGCTGGTGCAACCAAAGTTGGAACATTCTTGGGAACCTCTGTCAATGGCATAGCTCCTCTCAAGATTGAACTCTAATTCATAGGAGAAATTTAAAAAAATGAAAATCAAATTAAAAAATACACCAGAACAAGTAGAACTAATCAAAGCTATGGGCAGCAGAGATGTTGCAGTAGCAAGAGAAGCTACCGAAGCTTTTGCAGCTTTCATTGGTCCAGTCGTAAGCAAAGTATTGCTACAAGCTGGAACAGCTAGCGCAATTTATTCAGAGTCCCCATATGATGAAGACGATGCTCCAAGTATCCCTCTTGATCTATGGTACAATGAAGGCGTAGATTACGTTTCAGTTTGGAGTCAAAATGTAGCAGGTGGTCTTCCTACCTCTACAGTAGAAGGCTTCAGTGAACTAAAAGTCTCAACATACCGTCTTGATAGTGCAGTTAGCTTCTTAAAGCGCTATGCTCGTCGTGGCCGTCTTGATGTTGTAAGCAAAGCAGTAGAACGCATGAGCAATGAAGTTCTTGTAAAACAAGAGCGTAATGCTTGGGCAGTAGTTCTAAAAGCTCTTGCTGAAGCCAGAGATGGTTCTCTAACTAACGATGGTGTTGTTGGTGGACATATTCTTGCCTCACAAGCTAATACATTCCAATTGGCTGATCTCAGCAACTTGATGAAACTAGTAAAAAGAATTAATACTTCTTATGCTGGTGGCACAACTGTTGATAGCTATGGACTAACCGATCTATTCGTAAGTCCAGAAGTTATGGCTGATATCCGTTCAATCGCCTTTAATCCAATCGGCACAAACACCGCTGGATCAAGGACATTCGAAACTGCTCCAGAAGCAGTTCGTGAACAAATCTTCCGTTCTGCTGGTGCCAGTGAATTGTTCGGCGTAACAATTCATGACCTAGTTGAACTCGGAGTTGGTGCTAAATACAATACTCTTTATAATGCTCTTAGAGGTGCTCAAACCGATATCAGCACAGGAGAAATTGTAGTTGGTCTAGACCTAAGTCGCGAAGGATTCATTCGTCCAGTTGCTCGTCAATCACAAAGCGGTGGAACATTCACCGTTCTTCCTGACGATCAATTCGTTTCTCGCTCTGAGAAAACTGGATTCTATGGTTCTCTCGAAGAAGGTCGCGTTTGTGTTGATGCCCGTACAATCGTTGGCTTGAGACAAACTCGCTAAACTAACTCAAAAAGTTATAGAAAGCCCGAGGAAGCAATTCCTCGGGTTTTTTATTACCATTATATGAATATTTCTATTCTCTTTATTATTCAAATCGTGTAACCCCTTGTAAGGTTAAAGGAGAAAAATATGAAGAAAAAGGCAACAAATATTAACGAATTGTCACAAACTCACGGAAAAGTAGAAGAATATCAAGCAAGGACTCTGGATCAAATTTGGGGTGATACTGGTATGTCAAAGTATAAAACGCTCGAAGAAGATAAGTATATGGATTATTTATCTGATATGAATAAGAGCGATCTACAAACTCATGCAAGTAAATTGGGTTTAATTCCAGTAGATGATAGAGAAACATTAACTAAAAGATTAATTAAAGAATTTAGAAAGCATGTTTCTAACTATCGCGTTCCTAAGAAAGAAATTAATACAACTTCTAATCAAAAAGCATTAAGAATTCTATCTGAAGGTAGATAATCTTTTTTAAAAAACACTTTAAAAAGTGTATATTATATAGATGATTATCTCTGGTAGATCATATTTACTTAATCAAGTTTCTGGTAAATTTATAGAGTTGCCCTCTAATCAAATTGTACTAGGAGATAGAAATGTTTTATTTGCTGAAACTGGAATTGCTATAGGTAAATTTAATTTTAATAGCGGAATAATTCCTACTGGTATTGATGATTTTTTTGCTCCATCGGTAGCATTTGGATATGCAAATGATATTCGAAATGTAAAAGAAAATTTTTCACTTGGTTTTGGTAATATATCTTCTGATGGAAATAATAAATATATTATTGGAAGAATAAATTCTTTATCTAGCGGAGATAATATATATTTATTTGGTACAAATAATAGCTTAGATTATTCTACATTGGTAGAAGTTTTTGGATCTGATAATTTTGTTGTTAACTCAAATAATAATTATGTTTTAGGAGATAATCATTTTATTTCTGGTGGACAAACTATTATAAATATAGGAAATAATAATACTTCACAAAATAATCAATCTATAAATCTAATTGGATTAACTAATATTGACAGGAATGGATCAGCCAATAATCTTTTAGGTTTAAATAATGTATCAGAAAATAATTCAAATGCTAATTTAATTGGTAATAGTAATTCTGTTAGTAATTCTAATACTAATCTTTTAATTGGAAGTTCAAATTTTTCAAATTCTGGAGATTTAAGTTTATTGGTTGGATTTAATAATAGTTTATTATCTAGCACATCTAGTTATAATTTTGTATCTATACAAAATGCAGTATTATCATATTTAAATACAAGCTATTATCCAATTGATGATTCAACTGGTACATTGGCAGTTTATTCTACAGATCCATTAAATCCATTTGAAGCAAGTACAATATATAATGATGGTTCTATGTGGGCAGTATACGGCGAATATGATGGACAAAATATTTATTATTCATTAGATCAATTTTATAATCCATGGGAAGTTACTGATTGGAATTTTTATGATCCTGCTTGGAGTCCAGCACCAATTCAAGGAGATATTACATATAATACACAAAGTATAATAGATGGTAATGTTGGAAATATAAATACATTAATTGGCAATACTAATATCAGTATAAATTCTTCTAGTTCATTAGTTTTAGGTAATAATAATATTACTTCAGATATAAATAATATAATACTTGGAAATTCTAATTCTAATATTTATTCTGGTTTTAATAATTTTATTGTAGGAAATTTTAATAATTTAGATTATCAATATGGAACAGCAAATTTTATAGTTGGTTTTTCTAATTATAATAAAAATTCAAATTCAAGTTATATTGGTGGAAATACAAATACGATTTTAAATGGAAGCTCTTCAGTTTTATTAGGTAATTCTAATTTAATAAGTGGTTTATCAGGATCTAGTAACTTTTTAAATCTTGGAACCGCTAATACTTTACAAGGAAATGGTCATTTATCTATAGGAAATAATAATTTAATAAATGGAAATAATAATTCTATTTTTGGAACATTTAATACAATTAGTACTGGGGCACAAAGTTGCATAATTATTGGAAGAAATCAAACTCTTACTGGTCTAAATGAAGTAGGAAAAATTAGACTTGGTACATCAAGTAGCACAAATTTAAGTATTAAATTAGATAAAGTTGAAATTACATCTCTTCTAGATCCAACAATTAATGATCAAAAGATAATAACATCTGCACATACTGGAGAATTAGTATCTTCAAATAAATTAGCTTCTTATGAATATTTATCTTTAAGTGGACAAAGTTTTGGTAGATTAGATTTTGTAGATAATGAAATGGATCATTTACCACCAGGAATTAATATTATAAATGGTAATGTTACATTATTAGATACTGGTTATTATTATCCAAATTATCCATTTAGTGGCATAAAAAATGCAAGAATATTCACATCATCAACTAATTTTTATAAAATACCAAGATCTATTTTTAATGGTCCTTATTCGGTAGATAATAATTATCTTTATGAAAATAGAGAAAATCAATTATATATATATTATACAACTTCATTAAATCCAGCAAGATGGATTATAGGAAGCACAGGCACAGCTTATTTTTATGAAAATACTATTAATAGCTCAAATGATCTACCAATTTCAGATTGGGATGGAGTTGCATTTGATGCGAATAATTTTGGAGGAAGCATTCCAACTTTTACAGCTGGAATAGTAGAACCAAATATTAATCAAAAATATAGTTTAATAAATAATTTTTCTGCAAATTTTAATAATGCTTATATAAGTTCATTGTCAAATTATTATTTATCAGATGATGGATATTTTAGTATGATTTTTGGAAATAATCCAGCCTCAACTCTTTTTAAAAGACAAGATGGAAGTTATTTAAATAGCCAATGGATGATAGTCAATACTACTCAAAGTGGTCTTTATTATTTTATTGATGAAACTGGATCTAATAGTACCATTGTTCCTTATACTGGTTTTGTTTCTACTGGTCAAAAATTACAATTAACAGGAATAGGAAATTTTCCAAATCCTACTTTAACTTTACAAATGGGAAGTAGAACTGGTATTATTGGTTCTTTCCATCCAGATTTTGGAAGAATATATGTCCCATTTTATTATTAATTAAAAGTGTAATATTTTATATGGCAACATTATACAACATAGAGGCAATTCAAGGTGACGTTTTAAATTTGACTCTTATTGTAAGAGACTCTTATGGAAATGCTATTAATTTAAGTGGATATGATGTTCGTGGACAAGTACGATATGGTTATGGATATACTGGAATTTCTGGACTGTTATTACAATTTAATCCTCTCATTTATAGTGGAACTTATGGAGAATATCTTCCATCTGGTATTATATTTATTAATGTAGGATCTTATTTAACTCAAAATTTACCAGTAGGTTCTTTCGTTTATGATGTAGAAAGATATACTGCTTCTAATCTAAGTGGTGATGCAGTTAAATTACTTAGAGGCAGATTTATGGTTTCACCAGAAGTAACAATATAAATTTATGCCAGACTATAATGTACAAGTAATTGTTCCTGGAGCACAATCTACAACAGTTGAGTTGCCTGGAATTGCAGGACCTCCTGGACCAGCTGGACCTCCTGGACCAGCTGGTTTATTTAATACTGGATTATTTGATGTAAGATATCTAACAGTAACTGGTAATCAAACCGTAAGTGGTTTAAAATATTTCATTCAAGATAATATCATTTATACAGATAATCCTCTTACTGACCCATATACTAGTTTAATAATTGATTATAGTTATATTAATAATTTAATTTTAAAACCAGTTCCAGAATATAGACCAGTAGTTTCTCCAAATCCAAATTATTTATATACAGGAACTAATATTGTAAGTGAATCTCAAATGTATTTTGACACTGGTGCCTCAAGATGGAAATTTTATTATGGTGGATTAAATCCTATACATTTAGTTGCTCAATCTCCAATTATAAAAGCTGGAGATCCAATTACATTTGCAGCTCAACTTCCAATGAATGGTTGGACAAGTTCAGCTGGAAGTGCGCTTCTTGATTTTAAATTACATTATACAACATTACATAAAAGCTCGCATCAAATTGGTGGAAAAGACTACCTTGATCCAGATACAATAAATGCTGTAGCTAAAACTGGAAATCAAACTATTTCTGGACTTAAAAATTTTATAACTCGTCCAACTGTAAATGGAACTGGCATACTTCTTAGTGGCGAAGCAGCTGGATTACCAAATACTTTAGTATATACAACTGGCAATCAAACTATATCTGGAAGTAAAACTTTTGCTTCTCCAATATATTTTATTTCTTCTGGATCATATATTGATCTAAGATCAAACGGAGGCAATGGTGGGTCTATTATTATGATTGGAAATTCTGGAGAAGATGGCTTGTGTCCATCTAATGCAGGTTCAATTAATTTAAGCGCTGGAGTTGGTGGTAATGGTGGAAGTATTAATTTACAAGGATCGCAAAACGCAGATAACTGCTATAAATCTTCTGGGGGAAGTATAGACTTAAGCGCAGGATATGCAGATAATTCTCCTGGAGGTAGTATCATTTCAGTTGGTGGTAATACCTACGCTGGAGGAACTCTTAATATGTCGGCGGGCAGTAGTGCAGGTGGTTCAATTAATACAACAAATGGTGGTGGTTCAATAAATACAGCTGGTAATGTAGATTCATTTGGAGGCTCAATAAATACAAGCGCTGGAATTGGAGCTGGTACAGATGGTGGATCTATTCGTCTATCTGGTAGCGAAGGCGATAATAATCATGGAGGTTCGATTGATTTATCTGCAGGAGGCGAGGAGGCTAATTGTTTTGGAGGTTCTATTATTTCTACAGGTGGCGGTGGCGACGATAACCACCATGGGGGAACATTGAATATGTCTGGAGGTGACCATGGTGCTGGGGGTTCAATAAACACTTCAAATAATGGCGGATCAATAGATATTTCTGGTGGTAGTCATTACACTGCAATTGGCGGTTCAATCGACTTGCGTGGAGGTGACGACGATGGTGAAACTGGTGGAAGTATTATAGCAAATGCAATTGGTGTGGATAATAGAAGTGCAGGTTCATTGAATATGTCAGCTGGTGGTAATGGTAATGGTGGGTCAATAAGCACGCAGGGCGGTGTGGATGGTGATGGTGGAAGCATTAATACCTCAAATGCAGGTGGTTCAATTAATACTTCTGGTGGTGGCTCGATCAATACATCGGGTGGCGGTTCAATCAATACCTCAAATGGCGGAGGCTCGATTGATTTATCCCAAGATGGTGGAGGAAGTATCAATATGCGAGGATTTACATTCGGCGGTGGAAAGGGACTTGCTGGATCAATAAATACAAGCGCAAATGATGACGATGCAGATGGTGGTTCTATTAATACAAGTGGTGGGCTTACAGAAGGAACAGATGGCGGATCAATCAACACTTCTGGCGGTGTGGATGGTGCTGGTGGTTCAATTGATCTCTCAGAAAATGGTGGAGCAAATTTTTCAATACAATCAGCAGAATTTTTACCAATTCAAAGTGATGGTTCAATTTATAACAAAATAAATGATAGACTTTATATTCGTAAAAATGGAGTTTGGGAAGAAGTCATAACAAATCAAGGAGATCAAACAATAAATGGACTTAAAACCTTTACAAATAACATAAATGTTTTAGGTACAGGTATTTTAGATGGCTTAGATTTAAATAATGTTGATAATCTTCTTATTTCTGGAATAGATTTATATATAGAAAATGGAAATGTTAGCTTAACAAATACTCCAACAGTAAGAGGAAATCCAGTACTAACAGGAGTAGATTTAACTCAATATGCTACAATTTCTAATCTTAATTTAACTGGATCAAATCTTAATAATAAAATAAATACACTTAGCGGTGTTTCAGTATTAACTTATGGAAATCAAGGTATTTATGGAAATAAAACATTCTATGATAATATTTTTATTAATAATTTAACTGTAACTGGAACTCAAACAATAGCTAATACAACAAATACTAACATAGCGAGTAATTATCTTTTATTAAATATCACTGGTGGAGCAATTGCTGGTGGAGTATTCTTTATTACAGGAGTTGAAGGAAGTGGACTTGGTCCAATTATAGGCTATGATTTAAATAATAATAAATTTAAAATTGGCACAGGATCACGAAATGGTGGACTAACAACATTAGATAATATTGCTACAGAAAATTTTGTAAATACTAATGCTGTATTAATATCTGGCAATCAAAGTATAAATGGAAATAAGAGTTTTTATGAAGATGTGCTCCTTAGTGGAACTAATAATAGAATAGGAAAAAATCATTATATTAATACTGATAGTGATTTTGTTTTTATAAGATATGCTGATGGTAATATTTTACTAAGCACAGAAGAACTTAATTTTAGAAGTACGAATGGTAATGAATCTTTAAATTGGGAAGGTAGAGCTCTTACAGATGAAAATAATTTTACATCTTTAAATTGGAACGAAAGATCTTTACTTAACCAAAATGGAGCACCAGTTTTATACTGGGCAGGCGATAATATCGGCATTGGCACAAATAATCCTACTGAAAAATTACAAGTTGATGGAAATTTAAGAATAAATAATGGAGATTTATATATATATGATTCACCAAACGGTGCAGATAATAGAATGGTTTGGCAAGATGGTGAATTACGATTTGAAAATCAATACATTAATGATTACAGAAACGTAGCATTTTTATTTAATCAGGGACCATTAGGAGAAACTTCATTATCTACTTATAATGCTGGAGATGTAAGTACTACTACATTATATATACCAAGTGGCAGACAAGGTTATATTGCTGTAAATTCAGACTTAGTAGCTACTGGTTCTATTTTAAATAATAAAATAAATACTTTAAGTGGTTCATTACCAAGCAAAATTGTTTATACTACTGGTAATCAAACTATCTCTGGAGTTAAAAATTTTACTAATAATTTAGTAATCCAAGATAATATTTTATTTAGTTCTCAAGCAAGTGGATATCTCACAGGCATAGGATACTCTGGAAATTATGATGGCGGATATTTTCTTGGAAGAACAAAGCTCTCTCAAAATACTAGCAGATTAGTTGATAGCAGTTTTGGAAATACTTGGGTTGCTAAACAAGGTAATAGAATTTGGCGCAGCATATCAATTAGCAGCGATGGAAAATATCAAAGTGCAGTCGTTTATAATGGACAAATTTATATTTCCTCAGACTATGGCAACACTTGGGTTGCTAAAGAAAGTAATAGAACTTGGTTCGGTATTTCAATTAGCAGCGATGGAAAATATCAAAGTGCGGTTGCTGACGCTGGACAAATTTATGTATCCTCAAACTATGGCAACACTTGGGTTGCTCAAGAAAGTAATAGGTCTTGGCGCAGCATATCAATTAGCAGCGATGGAAAATATCAAAGTGCAGTCGTTTATAATGGACAAATTTATGTATCCTCAGACTATGGAAACACTTGGGCTGCTAAAGAAAATAGTAAACCATGGCGCAGCATATCAATTAGCAGCGATGGAAAATATCAAAGTGCGGTTGGTAATGGTCAACAAATTTATGTATCCTTAGATTATGGCAAGACTTGGGTTGCTAAAGAAAGTAATAGGACTTGGTATTGTATTTCAATCAGCAGCGATGGAAAATATCAAAGTGCAGTCTTTTATGGTGGACAAATTTATGTATCCTCAGACTATGGTAACACTTGGGTTGCTAAAGAAAGTAATAGGGATTGGCGTGGTATTTCAATCAGCAGCGATGGAAAATATCAAAGTGCGGTTGCTGATAATCAACAAATTTATGTATCCTCAGACTATGGTAACACTTGGGCTGCTAAACAAAGTAGTAGAGGATGGCTCAGCATATCAATTAGCAGCGATGGAAAATATCAAACTACGGTTGTTGATGGTGGGCAAATTTACACTTCTAAAACAGACGAATTGATAGATGGAAATCTTTATGTTGATAATTTTTATGGTAATAATTTAGTATACAATACTGGAGATCAAAATATTAGCGGAACTAAAAATTTCTATACTCGTCCAACTGTAAATGGTACAGGAGTACTTTTAAGTGGTGAAGCTTCTGCTATAACTCTACCAAACACAATTGTTTATACAACTGGAAATCAAACTATATCTGGAGTTAAAACTTTTGCTAATACAATTGTGGCTGGAAATATTTCTGGACTTTCTGGAGTTGGATTAAATATATTAGCCAGTAATGCAGTATCTAATGGATCTTTTGGAGATTCAATAAATATTCAAGCTGCATATGGAAGTACAATTGGAGGAAGTATAGGATTAATCGCAGGAAATGCTTTTGGTGTAGGTGGATCAATAAATATTAGAGCAGGAAAAACTCAAGATTTTAAAGGATTAATTACTTTAGATGGTAATCTAGACATAAATCCATATTTTGGCAACCCTGGAAATCCTCAACTTCGAAGCACAATTAATATTTATAAAACAGGAATATATGGCTCTACCCCAGCCATATTATCTATTGATCAATCTAATGCACGAATGACATTAGCGAATGGAATTAGCATTGACGGTTTAATTTCTGGAAATACTTTAACTGGAGTTTTTAAGACAGTTAATGCTAATAATTTAGTTTATAATATAGACAATCAAACTATTTCTGGTATTAAGGCTTTTGCTTCTCGTCCAACAGTTAATGGCACTGGAGTTTTGTTGAGTGGAGAAGCAGGAGCTTCATTAATAACAATTCAAGATGAAGGATCTTCTCAAGGCTCTGTTTCTACATTAAATTTCGTTGGAGCTGGAGTATCTGCTTCTGTTGCTGGATTAACAGCTACAATTACAATAAATGGTGGTAGTGGTGCTGGAATATCTTTTGTATCTCCTCCAGCTACTCCATATAGCATTGGAATATCTGGTCAAATGGCACTAGATCAAAATTACGCATATTATTGTATATCTAATAATAATTGGCGTAGATCAGCAATCAGTACTTGGTAATATTATTTATAAATAGTACATAACATATAGTGTAATATATTATATGACTAATAATATCGTTGGAATTGCTCAAGAAATATACGAAGAAATTGGTGAAGCTAGTGGTTTTAGCATATCTGCAATTACTCAATGGCTTAGAAGAAATATCGGTGGACTAAATACTAATTTAAATCAAAATTTTGAGGTAGATGGTGCTACATTTGAAATTACTCCAGCTTTATCTGATATAGAAAAATACATATTTAAAAAAATGTATTTCATATATTATTTTGACGTTCAAATAAAAACGACTGGTTCTACATCAGATTTTATGTCTGTTCGTGATGATTATGGAACAGTAACAAGATCAAGTAAAAATGAATTATTAAGAAATTATGTCAGTATACGAAAATTAGAATATGATGAATTAAAACAACTCATTGCTCAATATAGAAACAATAATAGCACACCAATTCAAGTCGCAGGAGATGATACTGTTCCAGGATTTTATGATCCAAGAACAATAGGAAATACTAGATCTAGACAATTTTTTGGTTTTTAATTTATGAGTTTTATAGATGCTAAAACAGCAGCAAGTTTTTCTGCAGAAATGGATAGTTATTTTGACTATTTTTCTAGAGAATTTATTGTTTATAAAGATCCAATTAGAGTTTTAGTTCAACCAGAAAGTCCTAATTTATATGGATACGGATCAAGTTCTAATGCAGAAAATTATACATATATTCCTATAACAGGAATATTCATGGGAAGAGTTCAATATAATAGAGGACAAGATACTGATGCTGTAAATTCTGATTTAAAGATCGTTTTCGCTAGAGGAGATGTTACTTTAACAGTAAAGCAACCTGCTAGAGATTTTATTAATAATGGTAAAACTATAAAAGTTGAAGCAGATGGAAAAACTTTTAATGTCATTTCAGAAGATCTTTTAAGAAGATACTTGAACAATACTTACTATGTTTATAGATTGGAGCAAACAAAGTAATGCCTGTTAAATTAAATTTAGAGGTACTAAGAGAATCTGTTATTGATTCTAGTTTAGAGGCTATTCAAAAAGAAGCTAAGGCAGAAGCTCAAGCTATTTTATTAGAAAAAGTCAATGAGTATATTACTAACATAGAAAATCATCCAATTTCTGAAGAATTAAACGCTGGACCAGAAGCAGATAATACAAGCAATACATTAAATGGAGAAGCTAATCTTTTTGCATTTATTGGATTTAATGAAACTGATACTCCAATTGAAGATTTAAAATCTTTGGTAAGAGAATATACATTTTTATCTAATGGAAAAATGAAAAAGAAAGAAAGTTCTATTGTTTTTGAATTAAATACTCCTTCTTTAGAAGATTTACAAACATCAACTAAAATGCCATTTGAATCTGGACTAAGTTGGCTTAAAGGTATAGAGTCTGGAATTTCTGGATTTGGTTATTATTTATTTGGTATTTTCAATAATAGTAGATCTGGAAGAGGTATTCAGTCTAAAAATAAAGTTAGAAAAGCTTACTATAAACCAGTAAAATATTTTTCAGAACTAAGGTCAATTTTTTTAAAAGGATTCAATAAATGATAGCGCAATTTGATAATATTGTAATGACTAGCATGTTATTTTGGTTGGATAACAAAGTAATGACTAAAGGTATAGCTTATACTAATTATCAAAGCGTATTTTATCCACTTCCAAATATGATATATGGATATTATACATATGGCGCACCATTTAAACAAATGGTAATAGATTGTTCTATTCCTGGCGCTAATGTTATAAGTGGAGTATATGTTAACGGTACATTTACTCAAGTTGGAGAGAATAATTTAAGTGGAATTAATGCTGCAGATGGTCAATTATATTTTAGTACACCAATAAGTAATCCCACAAAAGTTTTAAGTGGAAACTATGCTGTTAAAGATTTTAATATGTATTTAACTAGTAAAAGTGAAGAAAGCTTATTATTTGAAACTTTATATCAAATTAATCCTAAAACATATCAAAATCCTACTGGACTTCCAATCGGAGCAGAAACTTATCCTGTTATATATTTAAAATATCAAGGGGGCCAAAATAAGCCATTAGCATTTGGAGGAATGGATTCAACAATTTCTAATGTGAGAGCAGTAATATTAGCTGATACCGTATTTAACCTAGATGCCGTAACTAGCATAATGCGTGATACAAGCCGACAATTAGTACCATTAATATATCAAAATGAGATGCCATTTAATGCTTTAAATACAGTAACTGGCGATTGTTTTAATTATCTTGAATTAACTGCAAATAAAGGTGCGGATTATGATTATTTATATGTAAATCAAGTTAATGTAACCAAAACAGACACTAGATTATTAAATGCTACTAATAGTTTAAATCGTAATGTATATTCAGCTTTTGTTGATTTTGAGTTAATACAAAATAGATACCCAAGACAATAAATATTGTTCTCAAAGACGAAAAACAGTGTAATAAATAGAGAAATAGGAGAAAAATATGCCAAGAAATCGTATTATTTATCAATCTGAAGCAGTTTATGCAGGACCAAGTCCAGCAACTGGATATCATTTTACAAATAGATTTGGACTTCCAGACAATACTGGAGTTTCAAACGTAAAACAATTACAAAGAGTTCAAACAGCCAATTATAGCTTTAACGTAGATCGTACTGACGTTAATCAATTTGGTCAATTAGCAGCTATTGATCGTGTTATCTTAACATCACCAACAGTTTCTATGGATATGAGCTACATCCTAGCAAATCTTGCTAATGAAAACGTTTTGGGTTTGTATGTACAATCTGGTACACAACCAGAAATTACAGCAATCTCTGGAATTCTAACTAAAGTAACTGACGAAAAGAATTACTTTATCAAAACAACCACTGAAGGTACAGATGCAGTTAATAACTTTGCAACTGGTACTGAAATTGGCGTTATTGGTATTGGAAATGGATTTATATCTTCTTATTCTAGTGAAGCTTCAGTAGGAAACTTCCCAACAGTTTCTGTTAATGTAGAAGGTTTAAATATGGCATTCCAACAAGGAACAACTGGAAATTATATTCCAGCAATTTTACCTGCAGACGGAAGTGAATTAACTGGTACCCTTTATGCTCTACCACCAGCTGCATCAAGCATAGCATTAAATACATTAGGCGCTTCTGGAATTAGTGCACTTCGCCCAGGAGATATTAGTTTAACGCTACCAAGTACAATTGGTGCTACATCAAGTACATTCAATGTTCAAAGTTATACATTGAGCTTTGATTTGAGCAGAACTCCAATTGATAGACTTGGAAGTAAATTCTCATTCGCACGAGAAATCGACTTCCCAGTTACAGTTAATCTATCAGTTGATGCACAAGTCACTGATCTAACAACTGGAACAGTAGCACAATTAGTACAAGCCGATTCTTCAACATTCTATAATCCAATTATCAGAATTAATAATCCAGGTGTTACTAATCAAACAGTTGTACAATATAGTCTAAAGAGAGCTAAGTTAGATAGTCAAGAATTTAGTTCTGATATCGGTAGTAATAAATCCGTAACATTAAACTTCAGTTCACAAATTGGTGGACCACAAGATAATAATAACGGATTATTCATTAGCGGATTATATTAATCTGTTAGTATAGAAAATATACTTAAAATAACCCCCCTCGTGGGGGTTATTTTTTGTGTATATACTATTAAGGTTGAAGGTTAAAAGGTTTATGGAACAGGATAAAATTAAAGAGTTTGCTTTATTTCAAGTTCGTAGAAAAATTACGAATATATACAAGAATTTCTTTTTTATTCTAGAAGATTTACAAGATAATGGATATAATATAAACGATGAGACTTATACAAAAATTCGTAAAAGAATACTTGATAATGCGAATGACGCAATAAGAGAAATAGAAGAACAATTTCAAGCTCTAGATATTAAACTAAAATGAAAGTAAATTTCAAAAATAATTTCAATCCAGATCAAATTATTATAAGCAATTTAGATCTTCAATCAAACCAAAGATCACTTCAAAAAGAATTTGGAGTATCAACTGTTAAATATTCAGTTGTTACTGGTCCTCATTTTCTAAAACAATATGATCTTTGGGATAGTGAAAAAAAGAATAAGTTTATCAAAACAATTGGTGGAGTTGTTCATTTTAAAAAAGTAAAGGAGTTTATAGATAAACTTCCAAGGTAAAAATAAAGGAATAATGTATGAAAAAACTATTTGAATTTAAAATTAATAAAGAAGTAGAAATTGAAGAAATAGAGTCTTCTACTAATGAAAAAGGTGAAGAAGTAAAGACTATTAAAAAAGTTAAAAAACAAACTCCTCAAAAATTATTCTTAAGGAAACCAAATAGAATAATGTTTGATGAAGCTGAATTATTTTATGGTGTTAGACTATCAGAAGGAATTAAAGCTGGCTTGCTTACAAAGGCTTTGTTAGCAAAAAGATTTGTTGATGATGGTGGCGTTTTTAGTGAGAAGGATAAAGAAGAATATGCAACTTCATATATGAAGCTATTTAATCTTCAAAATGATTTTCAAAGATTATCAATTAAAGATGAATCAACTAGATCAGAAGATGAAAAAGAAAAGTATAAAAAATTAATCGAAGAGATTAATGACACTAGAAATAAAATTCAAGATTATGAAATGGCCCAAGCTAGTTTATTTGATCAAACAGCAGAAAATAGAGCTAGAAATAAAACTGTTTTATGGTGGGTTCTCAATTTAAGCTTTCAAGAAGATGAATCTGGAAATGTTAATCCAGTATTTGGCGATGGTTCTTTTGAAGAGAAGTTAAAATTCTATGATGCTGCAGAAGAAAAATCAGACCCATTCTTTGAAGAATTGGCTAAGAAATTAGTTCTTTATACAACATTTTGGTACATGGGTAGAGCTTCCACTCAAGCAGAATTTGAGAAAATACTAGAATCAGAAACTAAGGAAAGTTAAATGCCTTGGAAAAGATACCAAAGAATAAATTAAAATTATTTTTTACGGATATTCTTAATGGTTATTCAATCTCTTCTTATAAAGATAAAAAAATATATATAAAGCATCTTAGTAGTCTTGACGCTGGCGATATAGATATTAAAAAAGATGAGTACTATCAAAAGGCTGTTAAAAATAGACTTCCTACTCAAAAAGAAAAAGAAGAGTATCTTATAAAAGAAAAGCTTTGGGCAGAAGAAAATGATCAAGAAATAGAAAAGATTAAAAAATACTTAATAAGTTTAAAACAATCTAAATCTAAAGTATTTAAGCAAACTGATATCGACTTCTTTAAAAATGAAATTAAAAAAGAAGAAATTAAATTGTTTGAATTAAATTTTAAAAAAAGAGAATTAATTGGATACACTGCTGAAGATTATGCTACTAAAAAAATTAATGAATATTATATGTATATTTCCATATATGATCATTTTAATTTAAATAATCTATTTTTTAAAAATGAAGAGTTCCAAGAGTTAGAGAATCAAGATATTACTGATTTAGTAAGAACTTATAATAAGATTATATCGAATTTTGCAGATAATAATTTAAAGAATATTGCTTTATCATCATATTTCTTGGCATTATTTAATGTATCTAATGATAGTTTATATAATTTATATGGTAAACCTATAGTTCATTTAAGTTTCTATCAAATTGAGACTTTTACATATGCTAGATATTTTAAGAATTTAATATCTTCGGCCAAGCATCAACCTCCAAACGAATACTACGAAGATCCAGAAAAACTTGTCGAATGGATAGAATCTTCTAAAAATGCAGAAGAAATGATGCAAAAGAGTAATATAGAAAAGAATACAGAAGGTGCAATTGGTACTTCTATTATTGGAGCATCAAAAGAAGACCTTCAAAAAGCTGGAATAAAAAATGAAAGTGGCATTAGTTTAATGGCCGAAGCTGCTAAAAAGGGTGGAAAGCTTAGTATGCAAGATATGCTTAAATTGCATGGTATTTAACTTAATATTATTAAAAATATAATAATTTTCGTGTAATATTATTATAGGAAAAGGAGTAAGGAATGGCTAGAACGGCAGCTAATATACCCGTTGGTGCAGATACAAGGCCTCTTGAAAGAGATATTCAATCGGCTTTAAATAAAGAATTTAAATTAAAAGGTTTAAATGAAAAAGCCTTTACTCAACCTCTTGGACGTATTACTGGTGCAGCTAATGAATTTCAAAAATCACTAGATGCTTCAAATGCTCGTGTTATTGCATTCGGTGCTAGTGCTGGAGCAATATTTACAGTTCAAAAAGCTTTTGGTGATTTAATCAAAAGCACAATAGAAGTAGAAAAATCATTAACAGATATTAATGTTATATTAAATGCCAGTAGCGCTACATTGGTGAAATTTGGATCTGATCTTTTTGATGTTGCAAAAAGTACTGGACAAAGTTTTGAAATCGCTGCTTCTGCTGCTACTGAATTTGCAAGACAAGGTTTAGGAGTAGAAGAAACTTTAAAAAGAACAAGAGATGCATTAATTCTAACAAGATTAAGTGGTCTTGACATAAATAGTAGTTTAGAAGCTCTTACCGCTACAATTAATTCTTTTAATAAAGAAGCACTCGATTCAACAACTATTATTAATAAATTAGCAAATGTTGACGCAGCATTCGCAGTTAGTTCTGGTGATCTTGCAGAAGCAATCAAAAGAGTTGGTGCTTCAGCTGGAGATGCTGGAGTAAGTTTAGATGAATTACTAGCTATCGTAACTAGCGTTCAGCAAACCACAGCAAGAGGTGGTGCTGTTATTGGTAATTCTCTTAAAACAATTTTTACAAGAATTCAAAGAACAGATACATTAAATGCTTTAGAAGATTTAGGAATTAAAGTAAGAGATGTTGAAGGTAATACATTACCAGCAATTCAAGTTTTAACTAATTTATCTCAAACATTTGATAAATTAAATGATTCTCAAAAAGCAGCTACTGGAGAATTAGTCGGTGGAGTTTTCCAAATCAATATCTTAAAAGCAGCTTTAAAAGATTTAGGTAGTGAATATTCTGTTTATAGTAATGCATTAAATACTTCTAAAAATGCCACAGATCAAGCTATAACTCGAAATGAAGCTTTAAATCAAACGTTATCAGCTTTAGTAAATCAAACTCTTGTTAATTTCCAACAACTAGGAGCTACAATTGGAAAAGGGGCTTTTCAACCAGCAATAGAAAATGTACTTGGTTTAATAAATTCTGGACTACAAGGCATCAATAATGCTGATACAGAAAGTGCTGGAAGTAAGATTGGACAAGGTATATTAAAAGGAATATCAACATTTATTTCTGGTCCAGGTTTAGCTTTAGCTACAGCAGTTATTGGAAAATTATTTCTTGATTTAGGAAAATTTGCTGCGACATCAACACAAGCTCTTTTAGGACTAGGTAAACAATCTGCAGAAAGAGCACAATTAGAAACTAGAATAAGTACAATTTTAGCCCAAGAACCACAACTTTTAGCAGCAATAGCGAGCAAACAAGTTAGCGTTTTATCTATTGAAGAAAAAATATTAGGAATTTTACAAGCACAAATTGCAGCAAGAGAACAAGCTGCAGCTGTTGCAAGTACAGTAACTACTGGTTTAATTGGAAAAGGTATTGGAGTTAAAGGTGGGCAAATTACTAAAACTAAAAGTGGTGGATTTATACCAAATTTTGCAAATGCAGCATTATCAGAAGTATATGGAGCTTTATCTGGAGGTTATGTTCCAGGCCAAATTAAAAAAACAAATATAGCTGGTGCAGGATCAGTAGTATACAATAATGCAGAAACAGTTAAAAGATTTCCTGGAATGTCCCAACCAGCTATTATGCCTCCACAAGGAAGTCGTGCTGGTAAAAATTATCAAAATCAATTTCAATCTCAATTAGGATTTAATCCATATGCAAGTTTTGGTTTTATTCCAAATTTTGCTAAAGGCGTAGTCAGTCCATTTGTTCAAAGTGCATTAGATTCAGCATTAGCAAGTGGAGATTTAAGAACATTAGCAAGATTAGAAGGAAATGCTGCAACTGCTAGTAAATTAACAGCAGCAGATAAACTTGCAATTCAAGAAACAAGAGCTTCAATAAGTGCTTCAAGAGGAACAAAAGCAGAAAAAACAATTGTACCTTATAATGCAACTAAATTAGGATTAGTTGGAGTACAAGGAGCTACTGGACCATTAAATGCTACTTCTTCATTTGCTACTCTTGGATTTCCAAATGATCCTAGATATGTAAGATTTGAAGGAATACAAGCTAGAACTATAGATGATTTAAGAAATTCAGAACTTAGAAATTCAAAAGATTTCTCTACAGAAATAAATACTTTATTTTCTAAACCACTTACAGATTTAGCTAGTAAGATTTTTGGCCCAGTTAATCCAGATCCAAAATTTTTAAATTTATTACAAGCCCAAGGAAGAGGTGCAGTAAATCTATTTCCTCCAGGAGCCGAGGGATCTATATTTGAAGCTGCAGTAAATTTAGGAACAAAAAAAGGAGTAGGAGCATTAGCTAAAGCATTTGATCAAGACACAGCACAAAAATATTTTGACTTTGAAGAAACTGGTTCTCCATCGCAAGCTTTCAATAAAAACTTTGGTTTCTCACCATATGTTATGAAAGCAGATGCAAAAAGAACTGTTGGGGCAGATCAAGCTAGAGATATTATAGCTAAAGCATATAATTCTAATCTCGCAGGATTGCCTCAACCATTAAAAGCAGCATTAGGATTTATTCCAAATTATTCAGCTTTATCTAAAGCTATTGGTAGAGAAACTAAAAGTGGTACACCATTATCTAATGTTAGAATAGGTAGCAATTCATCATTAGTTTCTAGCTTAAATCCAATGGGATTAGGAGTTTATAATACAAAAGATGAACCAAGAGGTTTAGGTCAAGGAATAGGAAGATATAAATCTATAAATGCAGCCAGAGGCGCTGGAGCATCTGGAGGATTTATTCCTAACTACGCTAATCCCTCTCCAATTGCAATACAAAGAGAGATGCAAGTAAATGCTCAAATGCAAGCAGAAGTTACATCTAGGATAAAAGAAAAAAAAAAGCTTTAGATAGACTTACTCAAACAACAGAAAAAACAAAATTATCAGTTGATAAATTTGGAAATGCTGCTCTTGGTTTATCAATTGGTATTCCTATAATTTTACAAACAATAGGAGAATTTAATAGAGATAATCCTAAATTCCAAAATATTGCTGATTCAATAAGTAGTGCCATAAGTACAACTTTAACTGGAGCATTTGTTGGAGCACAAATAGGAGAAGGTGGAGGGATTTATGGTGCTGCAGGAGGAGCTGCAGTTGGAGCTGGAATTGGTCTTTATAAATATTTTCAAGGATTAAAAGAAATAGACGTACAAACTTACACAAAAGAATTACAAAGATTACAAGATGAATATAATAACAATGCCGCAGGTTTACAAAAAATTATTCCATTGACTCAAGAATATCAAAGAATACAAAATTCAGATGCATCGCCAGATGTCAAACAAGCGAATTTAGATTTAATACAAAATCAATTAGCAGAAGCATTGGCTCCTGTTGGACAATTAACCGCAGATAAAATATTCGCTGCAATTAAAAATGAAAATTTTGATGAAGTTGGTCAAATTATTGCTAAATCTTTAGCAGAGGGTGCAGCTGCGTCATCTAATGAAGCATTAAAAGTATTTTTTGCACAAATTAAAGACACAGAAATTACTGATAAAAAGAAAGCTGGAGCTATTGCACAAGCTGCTACTGGATTAGTTAGTCCTACTGGTGGAAACTATATAAATGAATTATTAAAACAACAAGGTGGAAAAGAAGTTGTTGGAAATGTAATTAGTAATTTAGAAAAACTTCAAAAACAAAGAAATGATTTACTTCAAAATCAACAACAAGCAATAGATAATATTGCAGGTCAAGTTCCAGAATTAAAAGCTAGTTTGGCTCAAAAACCACCAACTGGAACATTACAAGATCTTCAAGAAAGATTAAGTACAATAGTAGCTGGTGCTTCAGATGAAATTAAAGCTGATCCACTTGCATTTTTTGGTATTGGAAAAGGTGATTCTGAAAAATTATCAAAACTCCAAAGAGAATTAAATACTAATTTATCTGATATATTAAATGCAGTTGCACCAATATATCAATCTAGTGAAGAAGCAAGAGCAGAATTTGCTCAATTTGTAGAATTATCTAAAGATACTAATTTAAGTGAAGAAGCTGCCAATGAAGTAATAAATAAAATAATTAAAAGATTAAAAGACGCTGGAGCAAATGTACAAAAAATTGGAGATATTGTTAAGAATAAAGGCATTCAAAATGCTGATGATTTTGTAAGAGCTTTTAAAAATAATACATTAACCCTAGAAACAGCTAGAAAATATTTCGAAGAGACATTCAATAAAACAGAATTCCAAGCACTAGAAATACTAGGAAGAGAATATGATGCCTTAGCAAGAACAGTAGGAAAAGAAATTTTAAATCGTGAAAGTCGCGACAGAATAATGAATACTGTTACAGAACAAGAAAGAATTCTTAAGAAAAAATTAGATGATAGAATTATTACTGAAGATCAATATAGAATAGGCCTTGATGGTTTAGTTAAGGATCAAGTTAATCTTGAGAAAAGAATGAAAGGATTAATATTCTCTGATCAATTCCAAACAGGAAGACAAACTGGAAGAGAAGCTAAAATACTAAGTGGTCAATTTAAATCAACAGATATAGCTCAAGCATTTTTTGATACTTTTGATTATTCTAAAGAAACATTATTTAGGGATGTTGAATTAGGTGCAATTGATAGCGCTAAAACAATTAAATCAGAGTTTAATAATGCCTTCCAAAGTATCATTGATGGAACAGCTAATGTTGGTGACGCATTCCAAACTATGGCTTCTAACATAGCGAAAAGAATACAACAAGTTGCACTCGAACTTGGGACAAATGTTTTCTTTAATAGTATATTTGGTTCAATGGGTGGATTACCTGATATATTTAAATCTGTAACTGGTGGTGGAGGAAAAGGATTATTTGGTTTTTCAAGAGGTGGAATGGTTAGAGGGTATGCATCTGGAGGAACAGTAGTTGGTGGTTCTGGAAATAAAGATGATGTTCCAGCTATGCTAAGTGGTGGTGAATATGTAATTAGAAAAAGTGCAGTTAATAAATATGGAACTGGAATGCTCGGAATGTTAAATGGTGGAAGAGTAAAAAGATTTGCTGATGGAGGAGGAGCATTTTATAATTTAGCAAATACATATGCTTATAATGATCCTAATTATCCTACTGGAGGTGGAATGCAAGTTGATCCAAGGTTAAGTTTAATGGCGCTCTTAGATCCTAATAATCCACAAAATGCATTAAGAGATAAATACGAACAAAATCTAGCAAATTATTTAAATTATGTACAAGGAGTAGCAGATCAAAACGCACAAGAATCAGCAAGAATTTCTCAACTAAATAAAGAAATACGAGATCAATATAATAGTTCAAAAGAACAATCATTTTATGGTAGTTTAGCAGCATTTGGTATGACTGTTGCTGGTGGAGCGATTGCTTCTCAAGGTGGACTTGGTAAAATTTTAGGTTTTAATAGTTCTGTTGGTTCTAGTGCTGCTAGCAGTTTTAAGGGAAGTAGTATTGGAGGATCTAGTGGTTTTGGAATGAGTTATGGGGTTGGTTCTAATGGAAAAGCTGTTATAGGAAAAAGACTTGGAGGAGAAATTAAACGATTTGCTTCTGGTGGGAATTCTGGAAAAGATGATATTCCAGCATTATTAATGGGCGGAGAATATGTTATTAAAAAAGATGCAGTTAATACATATGGTAAAAAATTCTTTGATGATTTAAATTCTGGAAGAGTAAGTAAATTTGCGGCTGGTGGAATGGTTGGCACAGATTTTGGAAACGCAGGATCTTCATTTGGCCCTACAAATGAAAATAACATTAATATAACTGTAAATGTTTCAAATCAAGGAACAACTCAAGAAACAGCAACTCAAACAAATAATGCTCAAGCAAATGACGAAGACATCAAAAGAAAAAGAGAGCTTGGTGACTTAATCAAAAATCAAGTTATTAAAACTATCACAGATCAACAAAGACCTGGCGGATTATTAAGTAGCGCAAAATACAAACTAAGCGGTTAATTTAATCTAGAACATTTAAAAGATATTAAATCTTTATCTAATATAATTTGATTCTTTTGTAGTTCTGGATTGTTATTTAAAAAGTAATTGATCTTATTTATGCTATATGTATATTTGAATACTAAACAAAGTTCACCATCTTGATTAATGAATTTTTTAATGAATTTTAGATTTGAATTATATGCTTCAACAAATATATCTTCTTGGTCGCTATTTATATTAAATTGAACTAATATTGATATTTCATCAATAAATTCAGTAACTTCTAATATTTCTACTGATTTTATATTAGATTGCTGTAAATAAGCAAAGTCTTCATTAACATCCTTATAAAGGCTAGAATTTAATTCATATACCCCTAATAAACCTTCTTGTACATAATTGGAGGATAAAGCCTCATTTTGGTCAACTTCGACATCAGGAATCAAACATATTGTATTTTTACCAGCATTATTAGCTAGTGGAAAGTAGTTTTTATAGTCAATAAGGGCTATATTTTGATAATTATTAGGATATTTTATTGCTTCAAAGCTTTCTGGAGTAAATAAATACATAAAGCCTTGATAGAAAACCTCTATATTTGATTTATTTAGATTATTAAATATTGATATTTGATCATTAAAAGAATCTAATACAAAAGAATTACAAAGATCTTGATCATATCTTGAGGTTAGAAAGCTATAAATATCAGATTGAAGTTTATTTAAAGGTATTATCTTTACATTAATATTAAATAAATCTTGAATAATATAGGACTCAGAGAATGGTACTGTTAATAAAATGCTATCATCAGCATTATCCAACCATTTTGATTTTATATCTTCAACAAATAAATTTTTAAGTTTAACACTAGAATTAGGCGCATCAGTTATAATTAAGAATGAATAAACTTTTTCTGCTACAGCTTTATCTAGAAGTAACTTAATACTCATATTGTCATTACTTCTATAAACTTTTTTGAATAGATTATTTAAATCAGTTAAACTTGCATATTCAATATCAACTTCAAAGTTGTCTTTTTGTTTATTATTAAATTCAATTTTAAAATTTAAATTTTTATAAAAACTTAATTTATTATTATTCTTAATAAACTTTAATAGATTATTCTCAAATAAATATTCAAAGTAATTTTCTACTAAAGTAAAATTTTCTATATTTTGTAATTTATTTTTAACAACTGAATATGGACGCTCACGAGTACCTTTTCCACCAACAATCGAGCTTTTTATTTTTAAATTATCTAAGATTTTTTCATTTTTAACATTTAAAAAAGTCTGTAATAAATTACCATCTATATCTTTAACATAAATATTGTAAGATGGAAATTCTGTTTCAATTTTAATTTCAGATGGAAGATCTCTATGAGTTTTCCAATTTATAATAAGATCTTTTTGATTTGTTATGTTTTTCATATTACATTAATTCCAGAAGCTAATACTTTATCAACAGATGCTTGTCCAGTTAATCTGATCCATCCTGTAGCTGGTGGAATTGATCTTTCATTTAAACTATTCATAGAAAATGCTCTAAAGAAAAATGTTCCAGTTGTGAGTGGTGTGAAGAATGGAGGATATATATTATTTGTGTAATCAAATCCTGTTCTTAAGTTAGTAGAGAGTACATCTAAAAGATATTGTTCATCTGTTGATGATGTTGGGAAATTATTTCCAGTTATTTCATATACTCTATATTGAGTAACATCTGTAGCGTTATTTGGAGGTCTAATATTATAAACAATACTATTAATTCCACCTTGATAGCTAGTATATGGAACATTAAATCCATTTTTATAATTATTAGCAGAATCTCTAAATAAAATACTAAGTTGTAAGTTTGGTGTTTGTGGTAAAGCTGGTCTTATTGGAACATTGATCAATGTGGCTGAGGCATCAATGTCAGAATATTTTTCTGGAACATATTGTAAAGCATTTACTATAAATCCAGCTTTATCTTGTCCTTCTTCTGCAACTGATATAACTCTATATGATTTTGGCTCATTCAAATATCCTTCTAAATAATATCCTGGATATACTGTGTTTGAAAGATTATTAATTTGTGATTTATTGTACAATCCACTAAATCCAGTAGCATTTATGTCCATAATCCATACTGTATTATTTGGTAAATTATAATTAACATCATTAAGTCCAGAAGGTAAATTAATTTTAATATAATTCGAAAAATTACCACTTCCACTTGTTGTATAAAGTTGAGGGTTATTAATTGATATGGATTGTAATTGACTTCTTCTGAAAAAGCTACTATTCAATCCAGTTACTCCACTTGTTGTTACTCCAAATCCAGTAGCATATAAATCGCCAAGATATGTTCCAAGACTAAGATTATATGTTGGAGTTAAGAAGTTTAAATTAAATTGATTATTAACTCCAGTTATTGAATTTAAATTTTCTGGAGTATAAAGGATATCAAGAGTTGCGCTTCCAGTAGTAAGTTCTAATGTTCTTCCTGCATAATTATTTATTTTTCTATTTTGATCATAAACTTGAATTATGTCTCCTGGGCTTAAGAAATTACCTTCTAAACCAGCTTTAAAAGTTACTGTTTCGGTTTCTTGATTTTCTGTTATTAGAAACCACTTTCCTAGTCTTCTGGCTTGATTTCTAGAAGTACAACCAAATGCGCTTACAGCTATTTCTCTTACTCCATATCTAATTAAACCTTCTTTATCTTCTACATATTCAATTGCTGGTTTATAATTATCATTTTCATCATTATATCTAACAGTCGCAACAGTTCTTCTTACTTTTTTTGAACTGTCTGAATATGTAAAATCTCCATCAACAACATTACTATTATTAAACAAGTAAATTGGATCTTTAGGTTTATCTTGATTAATAAAAATTTGACCAGCAGAATAATAAATTATACCTCTAAATATTGAAGCCATATCATTTAGAACTTTATAAGCTTCATCTTTTGATGCAATCATTACATTGCAAGTGAATCTTGGTTCTAATCCACCATTACCATCTGAAACTAATGTATCGCAGTATTGAGAAATCTCGTATAATGTCCATTTATCAACTAAAAATGTATTTATATATTTTCCTAATCCAAATCTATTATTTGTTAGTAGATCATAAAAACACCAAGCTGGATTATCTGACCACGCTACTTTGAATTGACCATTCCAAGGACCACTATAAGTTCTTGAAATTGGATCATAGTTATAAGGGACTTTAATTTTTAAAAGTTGCATTTTATATGTTCTAGTAGGAATAGAACTAAAATATCTAGCATCAAATTGAGTATAAACAAGAGCCGCATCTGGATAAACAAATCTATCTGAATAAACTTCAGTTATTGAATTTATAAATGTTTTATTTTGAAGAGTCGATCCAATTGGTTCTGCAGATGTTTTTAAAATATCTATTACCCAACCAATTTGATCTTGAAATAATGGAAAATTAGGTTTATTTTCTGCATATGGTCTTAAATTTATTTCATATGTAAAAATAGATGGTGCTGTTATTTTTCCTTTCACTTGTATTTCGTCTCTTGAATAATATTCGCTTATATATGGCGCATATTTCGATGTATCTAATCTAACGACTGATCCATCTTTAAATAATCTATAAATTACAAATCTAAAATTTGATGTTTGTTTTAAAACATCTCCAACATTTGCAGCATTTCCACTTATAACAGATTCAAATAATCCATCAACTTGAATATTTACTTTTAGAGAAGATACGTCAGTATTGTATATATAATATGTTTTTGGATAAGTTAAAAACTCTGTTGAACTTTTTTGAAAACCTCCATAAAGTCTATCACCATATGTATTTGTAACAGATGTTTGTAATGGAATATTATTTTGATCCACTTGCCTACCAAAATAATCATATCTATTTTCATAAAGATTAAGATATGGATTATATATTGTATGATCATTTGTTTTATTTCCAAATGTATATTTATAATTTACATATTGAAAATTAAAAAATCCTTGTAAATCAGAAATTGGAGTATCATTCCAAAAAATAGATCTTGCTTCTGCTGTAGATCTAGATGAATCAAATGGTTGAAATGTGACACTTGTATATCCTACATCTCCAGTTGTTTTTCCAGATAAATTTGGAATGTATATTCCAGTAACAAATCCCTGAATTGGTCCTTCACATACTAAGTCTAAAATTCCGATTGTATTTACAGTATTAAAAGCTCTATCATTATTTGAAGATGCATTATTATTTACGCCAAAAATTCCTCTTAAATTTGGTGTTCCAACTGGTGGTCTTTGACCAATTCCATCAAAATTAAATACTAATGGTCCATATCTATCTCCAGTTAATGTTAATATTGGATTATAATAAGAAGCAAATCCACTTGGTCCATAACTATAAGCATAATCAATTGCATTTAAAATTGGTTGTAATACTGCATTTTCTGCAGAAGAACCACTAAAACCAATTAAATAAAGACTTGAGCTTAAGTCTTGAGCTGTGCTTTGTGGAAAATTAAAACCACAATAATTTACTCCTATATTTCCTGGAAAGGCAATATATTCAAATCCTTCAGTAAATTTATTTGGTTGACCAGGCATAAATTAATTATTAGGCTCCAAGAATACTGGAGTTTGAGAAATCAAATTACCTTGACTATTGAAAACATAACTAGTAGTACCAGTTAATACATTTTGTAGTGTTAGTGGATCAGTACTTCTTAAATATCCCCTATAAACTATATCATAGTTTCCAAAAACATTATTGCCACCAACTATCAATGTTCCATATCCAACTGGTACTGGTCCACCTTCTCCAACTGTATTAACTGGTCCATTAAATAAATATGAAGTTGGTCCACCAATATCTCCTTCAATTGGGTCAGTTTGTTGAGCTACAAATGGTACAGATGGTGGTGGTTTAGAAAGTAAAGTAGCTACACCAGCAGCAATCAATCCTATTCCACCTACAATTAAAGCTGTTCCTAATATTGGACCAAGTCCAGGTATAGCAAAAGCAAAAACGCCAATAACAATCGAAATTGCTCCAACAGCAAATTGTACGATAGTTTTTCCAGCATCACCAGCGCCAATAATCACTGGAACAACATCTATACTTTCTAATTTTTCTTTATTAAATTCAACAAAAATTTCTGATTCTAAAATTGTTTCTGGTTTTTCAATTGTTGGCTTTTCTCTATAAGAAATAGGATTTTTATTTACATATATAATATATTCAAATTCTTCACTATTATCAAGAAGCCATTTTTTAATTTTTTTACTATTTGCTTCTATAGCTCTAAACGCTTCTGCTACACTTGAGATTTCAAATTCCCAAGATTCTCCTATCGCTTGACCTAAAGCGCCATGTAAATTAACCTTAGTCATTTTCCTTGCTCCTAAAGGCATAAGATGTACGCCTCTTATAAAAATTACAATAATTATCAATTTTTGAGAAACCAAATAAAGGTTGATGCAAGATTTTATTGTCTCCTAGATATATAGCAAAATGTTTAGCTTTATTAAAGCTAAAAGTATCCATTAAAAGAATGTCGTGAGTTTTAATATCATTAATTGAAATTTGTATAAAACCATTATCTTTATAAAATTTTAATACTTCATTTTCTATATTCATATTTTCAAGAGTTTGAGAGTAAAAACTTTTATCATATTTAAATTCTATTTTCTTTTCTTTTTTATAAAAATCCTCTACCAAGCTAAAACAATCATACTTACCCAATTCAAAATATCTTCCAATATATGTATTATTTTTTTTATTAAATGGTTCGTATACTTTAAATGCATCATCTTTAATAAAGTACAGAATTAGATCACAGCTCATTGCTTCTGCGCAGATTTTATCTTGTTCGCTAAATTCTTCAAAATCATTAGTATGACTATGATATATAGCAATTATGTTATATCTTGATTTTATATTTAAAAAATCTATTCCAGAAATTTCGAAGTTTATTTGTTTATTTTTTGCTATATTAGTAGTAGGTATGCATTTAAATTCATTGTTTTCTTCTACAATAAAACCACAAGTTTCATTTGGTGAATCTTCCAAACTCTTTTTCTTAATAAATTTTTTAATTTTATTATCTATCATATTAGACATTTGGTTGATTAGTTCCAGGAAATCCACCAAAAGGAAGAAATCCATTTAAATAGTTGCCATTTGCATCTTTTGGAATTCCATGAGATTGTGAGTCATATGGATTTTCTGCTCCTGGCCTTCTTGGAAAACCTGCTCCAGTATAATAATTTCCAGAAAATTCTGCACTAAATTGATAAGGTTGAGTTCCATATATATTATCTCCAGCAGTTAATATAAATTTAAAAGTATTTAAATCCCATCCACCTCTATTTGTAGGCCAAAGAACTGGTCTAAATGCTGGATTTTTTAACCATCTAAGTCTACAAGATGAAAGATTTTTTGCGCAACTATCTGCTGCCCAAAAATTATTATTAGGAGGAGAATTAAATGGATTAGATAAATGATTATTTGTGCAAACAAAATAATATTTCAAACCATTTTTTTCAAAGAAAACAAAATCTCCAGATTGATAATTTCCATTCAATTGCCAAGATCCAGAATTACCTAATACTCCAGTTAATCTATTGATTGCGGTATTTTCAGCTGTGCCAGGAACTCCAGTAGCAAATATTCCACCAACAAACAATTGATCATTTTCCGTTGCAACTGGAGGAGCAGTTTGTAAAAGACTAACATTAACTTCTGGATTTAAAGTATAAGCATATACTCCACTGTGTAAATATGTTTTTCTTGAATTATATTCATAACAACATCCTTCTCCTCTATATTGCCATGGACATTTTAAAGCTAAAATAGTTCTTCCTGGTAATTCTAAATTTTCCACATCTAAAATAGAAGCTAATGTATATTGAACTATACTTTTGTTTTCTAAATTTTTTCTATCAACATAATAAATATCTCTTGGTAATTCTATTTCATAAATCCCAGTTTGAGTTGTAAATGGATTATATCCTTCAACAAAATTTGCGCCATCTAAATATTTTAAAAAAGTTTTAATTCTTGTGAATTTTGCTCCTACGATATCACCAAGTGATTGCATTTGCATTCTTATATATCTATAGAATGAATTAGTAGATTGATCTGGTGAATAATTATTAATTGTTATCTTTGGTGTTGGTAATGCTCCTGCGTTTGTATATTCAAATCCTTCTGTTTGAATTGGAAATGGAAAATAATAGTTATTGCGCCATTTTAACAATCCATCAGAATTATTTACTACATTAAATAAATTAAAATCATTATATATTCTTAATATTCCATTATTCATTGGCTGATTAGTGCCAAAATTGTAATTAGCGCTTTGAGGAGTAATTTCAGTTAAATCAAGCTCAAAAAGGTCTATTCTTGTAGAGGCTTCTAGTGAACTTAATTCTGTGTTAAGATCCCTGTATCCACTTAAAATTTGATTATATACTTCAATTGACGTAGGCATATATAATATTAAACTGGAACTTCACGGAATGTTGTTTTTATTGAATAGTTGTTATATGAATTATAGTTCTGGGTCCAATTTTCACAAATAAATCTTGTATTAATTTGACTAGTGCTTTTGCTATAAGTAGTTGGAACATTATATATAAAAGATTGATATCCTTTTCTTTGAGCTAAGAAATGTAATATAGATACTGCTTCAATTTCAGTTTTATTTTCAAATTGCAATTCCATATTTAATAAATTAGAATTAATTCCATCTGGTATTCTTTGTTGATATCCATTACCAAATTGAACTTTTACAACTCTTGGTTCAGAGTTAACTGCACTATTATATGAAGGCTTCCAAAAGAAATTAGGTAATGTTAAAGCATTAATTGCTATATATCCATCCCAAGCAGTTTGTAACGTAGTTGATGGAGTATTTCCTACGTTATTATCTCTTAATGAGTAATAATATTTACTATTATAGGATACAATAGCATACTTATTGTATGTTGTCCCTACTAACCAAGTTGGTACTGTGTCATTTATACTTGCCATAAACCTTTTACCTTCTTAATATTTACACTTAAAAAGGGTGTAATTATAGGTAATGTTTAAAGTTTCAAACATAGATAATCAAGCCATTTATATCAATGATAAGTTCTTATCTGGAGTACAAAGTTTAAGTTTAAACTATGAAACTAATATAACTCCTCAAATAAATATCTCTGATACTGGTTTAAATTATAATATAACTAAACCAATAGTCGCAGAAATGTCGCTAGATTATTATTTATCGGATAATGATATTTTTATAAATTATACTGGAAATTCATTTTTTAGTGGTAAAATTGAGTATGCTGATAAATATCTAACATTCACAAGTGGATTTATATCAAATTATTCTTTAGAATATACCATAGATCAGCCAGTTTTAGCTAGCGTTAATGCTACTTTATATGGATATAATTCTAACTCAACTGGTTATAAAGTAAATGTAACTAAAAATATAAATTTTCAGCCAACGAATTACTATGCTGATATAAATTATAATTTAGTAGATTCAAATAGATTAGAAAAATTTTCAATCAATATTACAACTGATCGATTACCAAATTATGAAATAGGCAAATTTTTACCAGAATATGTATCAGTAAAGTATCCAATTAAAATTGATACTTCATTTATTTTTTCAATAAGTGAGTATATGCCATATAATCCAACAGATTTATTTAATAATTTAATAACTGAAAATGCAAAAATAAATTTTAAAAATTATTATACTTCTGAAAATATTTTATCATTTAATTTAGCTAATTTAATAAAAAATAATGAAAATTTAAATTTTGATGTTAATTCTGATGGTAAATTAAAAATTAATTTATCAACTTATATATTAAGTGGAGGATAAATATGGGACAAATTATAGATACAAAACAAGGAACTAGAGGTTGTGCTTTTAATAATAGATTTAATTTTGAAACTATAGGATCTTCTTCTACTGCACAACTTATTGGAATTGGACAGTTTCTTCCAAATTGTGATGCAATAATTTATAGTTCATCAAATGAAACTATGAATTTTTCATATTCAGCTGGAGATAATATTATAAATTTATCAAATAATGAAAATGATACATATAATGGTCAATTATCAATCGTATATACAGTAGATAAATTTGGAGTTATTATAAATTCAACTAAAAATTATATATCTTATAATTCTTCTGCTTCTTACCAAGATACATTCACATCGTATAGTTATCCAAGAAGTTTTTTTTGTATTAAAAATCCTAAAATATCTAGTTGTGAACCTGAACCAGAGACAAATTGTCAATATGGTGGTAAATGCGGAATTGACCCAACCGAATGCGAAATTAACCCAGGAGCTTATGCATGTTCTCAAGATCCAAATGACTTTTTAAGCTGCACACAACATACAAGAAATGATGAACAGAGTAGTTTCATCTCTGGTGGAGGTCCAAAACATAATTTATGGGCTAGGTCAAATTGTAATTATAGTTTTATTAATAAATTGTCAGAAAAAAAGGATTGGAGTTTCTTTTTTGGGTTAGCAAAACAAAGTTCTAATATTAAACTTAATTTATTAGATAAGAATCAATCACAAAATTGTGCTGGAGATAAATGTGAAGGAGATGCAGAAGGTTGTTGGGTTACATGGTATGGAACAACTGTTCTTGATACTGGTGAAGGAGCAGGATCAACTAGTGCAACTAGTCAAAGATGGAAAACTAGAGTTAGAAAAGTAGACCTTAATGACGAAGAGTTACAGAAGTACACTATCACAGTCGAGAGTAAATACTATCTACAAATTCCAGTTGAAGGCAGCGATCCAATACGAATCCTCGTAGATAGCGGAACTGATACTTTCTCT